GGGAAAAGATAAATTTTTATATGAATAAATAAATGTTTAATTTTGTGGCTATGGATGAAATAGAAAATACAGATATTGAACTAACAGATAAACAAGAAAAATTCTGTTATGAATACTGTTTTGATTTCAATGCTACTCAGGCAGCAATAAGGGCTGGATATTCTGAAAATACAGCTCGATCTATTGCCAGCCAGTTATTAACAAAAGTAAACATTCAAGAGAGAATTAAGGTAATGCAAAATAACCTTGCTGAAACAGCAGGGATAAGTAGGTTAAAAGTGCTTTCTGAACACATGAAATTAGCTTTTAATTCTATTGCACATCTTCATAATACATGGATAGATAGGAAGGAATTTGAAAGCCTTACAGAAGATCAGAAGTCATGTATTGCTGAAATAAGTACACAAACAAGAACAGTAAGGGTTGATGAAGAACTGGTAGATGTAGAGTTTGTTAAGATTAAATTATACGACAAACAGAAAGCCCTGGATTCTATTTCAAAGATGTTAGGTTTTGATGCTCCCTCTAAGTCAGAAATAACGATACCAGGAACAACAATGATAATCTTTAAAGACTTCGCCAATGAATGATATAATGGTATCAAAGAAGTTTAAGCCGCTTTTCAATCTGTTCAATGAAAAGTTTTATCCTGAAATTGATACTGTCATAATTACCGGCGGACGTTACTCACTCAAATCTTATACTGTTTCTATTTTCGCTTTAATCGCATTGGTCAACTATCGATGGAATACACTCTATACACGTTTTACTAATATGTCAATCATAGACAGTGTTAAGCCTGAGGTATCGGATAAGATTGACCTGCTTAATTTTGGTTCGCTTGTTTCAAATCAACAGAACCATATCGAATACGGGGATAATAAAATATCATTCAAAGGGATTAAGACAGGGAGCCTGGGGCAAACAGCGAACCTTAAATCACTGTCAGGGTTTAATCTGTTCGTGAATGATGAAGCTGAAGAGTTACCGGATTACAAGACGTTCAAAAAGATATTCTACTCAATCAGATCAGCAGAGAAAAGGAACCTTACTATCCTGATCCTTAACCCTACAACTAAAGAACATTGGATATTTAAAGAGTTCTTCGAAAAGAAAGGTTTACAGGGCGGGGACAATTGTATCAAGGATAACGTCATGTATATTCATTCTTCTTACCTGGATGCGGATCAGGCACGGATACCAAAGAATATCCTGAATGACTATCTCAGAATGAAAGAGACAGACCCGAAAGAGTACGATAATATTGTTCTTGGTGGCTGGATTCAAGACTTAGAAGGGGCTGTATTTCCTGATAGGTCAATTAAGCGATATAAAGAGTTCCCTGAGAATATGGAATACTTTACTATTGCCTTTGTAGATTCAGCTGATGAGGGTACGGATAACTTCGCTATGCCTATTGCGCGCGTGTACGGTGATCGTATCTATATAACAGATGCTATCTTTGACCAGTACAATCTAACTATTCAGGAGGGGCAGGTTCAGAGCAAAGTAAAAGAACATCATATCTCTGTTATGGTAGTGGAGACTAATTCATTCGGGGCTTACTTCATTCGCAGGTTAAGGGAGTTATTAAAAGGTGTTGAGATATTCGGACAATACCAGAAGGCCAATAAGATGGCACGGATACTGGCTAATTCAGGGCTTATAAAGACTTACTTCTATTTTCCTGAAAAACCAAACGACACGTTACAGGCATTTATGAACCAAGTGTTTTCATTACTGAAGGATTCAAAAGACAGAGATGATGCACCGGATTCACTTGCGGGGTTATGTGCTTATGTAGAGAAGTTTCATGGATTATTTAAAGATTAACTATATGGATGTAATCAAAGCATTAATAGAACAGGCAAAGGGGAGTAAATATAAACCTACTATTGCCTATATGAACATTAACGGTAAGGTAATTAATATACTTGACTCTAAAAATAAAAAGAAAGTGGAAAAATATTTAATTCAAAAGGAATTAGATTTAGTTATGTATGGGAATTATTTTGAAGATAATAAACATAAAAGGATAAATCAATTAGACTTAAAACTAAAATAATAGTTAATAACGAAAATACGGGTAAAACAAAATGATAACAGTAACAATAGGCAAAAAGAAGTACAAAGGGATTTATTCCTGGGAAGAAATGACACTGGCAAAGTTTACAGAGCTGGCTTCAATTCCTATTCCTTCTGGTTACGAGGCCTATATTGTTGCTGATGGCAACTTTTCAACTGAGAATATCGATAAGTACATTGATGACATTTCAAAGATCACTGCTGAGCAACTGGCAGAGTTTTCTACCTATTATCGTAAAGTGATTACCTGCTTAACCGGTATTCCTGAGAGTGCGCATATACCACTGGATAAAGTAAACGAACTATATGACTGGTATTTTAAGCCCTTTGTAGTTACTATGATTTACCACGTGCCGGTTGTTAGTCTATATGGAAAGCTCACAGAGTACACCCCTGACAGGTTAACAGATCACTTTGTATTGAACGGGGACAAATACTACCTGCCTGAGAGTGTTCTGATCCTGGATGATCTTATACCACTTCAAAAGGAACCAGCGATAACGTACTCAGAAGCTAATGATCTATTCCGAGGTATGAAGATAGGGCGCGAAGATGTTAACCGGTTAGCTTTGTTTATGTCAATTTATTGCCGGTTGAAGGATGAAAAGTACGATGAACAGAAAGCACTGGAGAGAAAGGATCTGATGTGTCAGGCTTCAATGTCAATAGTGTGGAGTGTTTTTTTTTGCATTGTGACACGGCTCAGAGGCTCTATAAATCAAATCCGGTCATTTGGAAAGCACCCAAAAACACTGGAGGAAAGCGTATCGGAGGCAAAGACTTATCGCGCTTCGGTAGTCGGGGGCTTATCTATGAGTGTGCAGGATATGGAGGTTATGGCACAGTGAGGGAGGTTGAACAGATGCCTATTTATGAGATGTATAATTATATAGCGTTCCAGAGAATGAATAATGAACACGATTGAAAAGAAAGCACAGGTAAAAATATTATATCACTTACTTGACAGACTATGCAACGGCGAACTACCTGATGCAGGGCGTAAGGCAGTGAGGAGCTTAATAGCAAACTTAACAAACGAAATAAATGACACTTCAGGGATTAAAGAACATTTTACAGACAGTGACCGGAACGGCAATCGGTCAGGTATTCTTTGACTGGCAGGCATATTTGAATGAGACACGTTCAAAGACTTATCCCTGTATTCTCTGGTCACTTGGAGGCGCTAAGTTCACCGAGGACAAAAGAACATCAACGATTCAGAAGGTCAAAGAACTAACGTTAACCTGTTATGCTATTTCTAATTTCAACATCTCGACTGATGATAAAATAACCGTTTGGGATACTTTAGAGGGTCAATTCAATACTTATCTCAATGCAATGAATAACAACGCTAATATTCAGATTGCAAATATAGATGAGATCAAAGGGGAGTACGTGCCTGAGGGAATGATAAGCGCAGATGTAGAGGTCGGAATAATGTTTACCGAGGTGAAAATATTAATGTACTGTTCATGATGGAAAAGATAATTGAAACAATACTTTTTTCAGTTGCAATTTGCCTTTCAGTATTTGGGATAGGATTTTGCTTTTATATGCTTAGTGATCTTTTTAAAAGAAATTCTGATTTAACATTGAAATAATGGCTATCGCTACAAATACAGAACGCTTACAGCAGGTATTAACCGAGGCTTTAATGGACGAGTTCGAGGCTCAGGGGCATGCTATGTCTGGAAAACTTATTAAGGATATCGAGTATGTTGTAAAACAGGAAGTCGATAAAATAAGTATTTCCGGTCTGATGTATATGTATGGCAATATCCTTGCTTCGGGAACCAAGTCATCAAAGATACCGTTCTCAGGTCGTACAGGTAGGGGCGGAACTTCGCTTTATATTCAGGCTCTACAGAACTATGCAAAGCAGAGAATGAACATACAGGACGAAAAGAAAAGCCTATCGGTTGCCTTTGCTATTGCACACGAACAAAAGAAACACGGGATGCCAACGCCGGGGAGTTATAAGCATTCGAGTACCGGCAAACGTACCGAGTTTATTGAGGATGCTTTCAAGAGGGGCGAAGATAAGATCAGTGAGGCTGTAAGTGATATGGCGTTTAATCTCTTGACTGTTAAAATAGATGTTCTAATGAAGAAATGGGAATTTGAATTAAATCAATAATTATGGCACTTACACTTGTATCTTCACCCGCTGCAATAAGTAACTCAGGAGCTTATAATATAACTACATCCCTCGTTGAAGACAGCACTCATGTCAATCTGAGGGTAAGAGCTGATGTTTACCACGAGGGTATTGTAAAGGCAACAGTTGAGAAACCGAAAGGAATTGCAGGCTACGACTTCTTCGACATTTTAAAATCATTAGTTCCTGGATTATTGTTTGCAAAAGATTCCGGTAGTATTGTAAATACAGGTACGGCAATAACTGAACTAATTACCAGCTGGGCCGATAAGGATACAACTTTCGGGACTCTTACTACTGCTGCTAATGTTATTAATTCAGCTATTTGCACCACATCATCAATAGCTCAGACAAACACTATTACGATGGCTATTGGTGAGTTGTACTTATTTTATAGTAATGACTTTACTACATCAGGAGCTAATGAGCCAAGAGTATATCTAAGTTCTGGAGGTGCGACTGAATCGGTAGTATTAACGAAGAAAGGCATTCTGCTAATGCCTACAAGTAATGCAACATTAAGGGTATATCTGGGACATCAAGGCAATATGAATTTTTCAGGAACCTTCCATCTTTATAGAATATGGACGGATAGGGGAATAACGGGTAACCCTATTGCCCCGTATTTTGTAACCTTTACAGAAATATACGAAGACGCATCAGGGGTTACGCAGGCGGGAACTCCTCTATCGTCACAATTAAAAAGATTTGTTCCCGCTATTGGTAATGGGACGGCGTTCTCTAATTACGTACTAACAATCCAAGCTGATCCTAATACTTATTTATTTGCGAATAAGACATTAAGAAATAATGCGATTAAATTTTTTACTGTAACTTCTTTGGAATATTGGGTATCGTTTTTTACTGAATATTGCGAACTCACATTATTTTATATTAAAGATTCTGATCTTGAGCCTGTCGGTAATGGGACGGCGCACCAATTTCTCTGCGGTGAGGGATGGGGGGTTGTAATTTTAAATATTGGAGAATTAATGGCATCAGTTACTAATAAACTATGCTTTCGCATCGGAACCATTGGCGGAAGTCTTTTGTCAGAGAAAGTTAGTATTTATATAGATTCTTCTTCATTAGATGAGAGGACTGTATTAGAGTTTGACGGATTAGTCGGAGGCAAAGAATACCTGGCTTTCGAGGGTTTAAAAGATATTCAGTTTGTAACTCAAAGGGATTATTTCACCGGTGCAAGCAAGAATAAAAAGTCTTTGAAGTTTTCAGGAGTTAACCGTCAGCGACTTGAAACGAGATTCAAAGATATAAACAATGCTTCTTACTTAAAGTCTTTATTGCTTTCTGAGAATGTAAAGAAATTACTTCCTTCCTATGCCACTCCTTTAGACGTTACTATAATAACAGATGCTGCAAAGATTGAAAACTCAGAGTTGTTCACTAATCAAATAGAGATAGAATATGAGGACTAAACTCTATATCGGATCGGAACTTGCAGACTTTAACGAGCCGTTTAATGTCATGTTCTCTATTGGAGATATACGAAACCTGTCAGCAGGGAATAACAACAAGAGTTATACACTGAAACTTCCGCTCACAAAAACAAATAAAAGACTAATTAAGTTCATTAATCAGGTTGATGTTAAGACGGAGACTTCTGATTTATGGCGGCTCTATTTAGGTGAGTCACTTATTATTCAGGGATACGCTAAAATAAGCAGTACAGATGATTTTTTTGCTTTTTTAATTATCTCGTCTGATGGATGGATAGACGACCTGAAAGAAAAGAAAATGACGGAACTTGACCTTTCTGCATCGGACCACACATTGAATCATGCTAATGTGCAAAACTCTTGGAGCGCCGCTTACCCTGTTTATCGTTATCCTTTCATTGACTTTGGGGCTTTAGCATCAGGAGAAACCGGAACAACTGCCAAATGGTCGCCACTGGATTTTATACCTATGATCTCAGTCGCTTCGCTGATAACAAAGATTTTAGAGCCTTATACCATATCTTCCACTTGGTTAGCTTCAAACTCAATAAAGGATCTTTATATCTTAGCAACAGAGAAAGCAAATAGCCAGTTTATAAAGGGCAAAAATCTTGATTTATCTATTGGTCTGGCAAGCGATAATGACGACACCGCTACAATAACACCCGCTAATACTGCCGTCGCTACATTTGCAGGCGATATTATATTCTCAGGTACAACAGAAGATGAATCTACATCATGGGCTTCAAACATGTTTACAGTCCCGGAGACGGGAACCTATCGCTTTGTAGCAAGTATATTGATGCGTAACACTGCTTATGGTAATGCAGATCTTACAATAACAGATGAGAGTTATGATGTTGCTATTATAATAACTCGTGGGGCGAGTACTATAATAATTCAGCAACTTACATCAGCAGCTTACACAGGAACCGAATTAGTTGAAAACATTACACTTGCGCTTGATAGTAATTATTATCATTTTATTGCTGGAGATGTTGTTACAATCCCTGCTACAATTTTATGTGAGGCAACCAATAACAGTGGGGGAGATATAGATATAAGCGTAGGTGTTAAGGTCGGGTCAACTTTAGAATTAGTTTGGAGTAATGTTAATAAATATTCAGGGCTAAATAAGAACATATCACTTGAAGAACTACTCCCGAATATGTCACAAACGGATTTTCTTACAGCAATTAAGGATATTTACAATTTACGTTTCTGGATGGATAAAATGAAACGCATAATATATATTGAACCGTGGGATCATCTACTATCTTCTACCGTTGTGGATTTAACTCCTTATATTGATAACAATAATCCTGATACGGAGTTTATTGCCTCCAGTTATAACAAAGAGATTAAGTTCACATGGAAGCGCGACACATCCGATCTGGCTTTTACAGAGTACCTTCAGTTAAACTCAGATATACCAGGGACAAAGGATATTACTTTATTGAGTGAAGTTGCTGTTCCTGGGGAAATGGTCAAAGAACATCCATTCTCAGGGGTTATTAATGCGTGGGGATATATCAATACCGGATATATTAATCAGGTTCCTCAGATAATAGGGGAAAAACCTGAATACCCTTATATAACATTCGATAGGTTTTCCGGATTTAATATACGGATTGTGGAGTGGAAGGGGTTATCAGCGGGTTTCACCTGGCATTACGAAGGGGACACTTTAACGGATTACCCAAAGATAGACGGGTTGGACTGGGCAACAATCTATTCAACTTATCTTCAAAAGATGTACCATTACATCGATAGGGGAAAACTGATGACATTTAAATTAAAAATCCTTCCAATATTTTTATCTCAGTTTTTTACTGTGATTAACACCGCTGCAAACGAAGGATTTAGACCTACTTATAAAATAACTGTTAAAGGGGTGGATAATTATTTCTTTATACAGACAATCACTACAGACGGGGAATTAGCAGAAATAGAAAATATACTCAAGCAATAATGGATCGTTAACTGCCTCTTTATTGTGGCAATGTACCTGATAGGTTGTGAAAAACCAATTGAACAGTGTAAAGAATGTACTTATTTTGAAGATGATAAACAATATACGGTTTTTGTTTGCGGCGAAGAACTGGCAAAATATGAGCGTGATAATTATAAATGTGTGCTAATAGATAGTAAAAATGGGAAATGAAAAGATAATTGCATTCAAAATAGATGTCTCAGGCGTATCGAATGAGGATAACGCACTGGCAAAACTTGACCTTCAGATCAAGAATATTAAAAAAGAGATAACCGAACTTGAGAAGTCGGCTCGCAAAGGTATTGCATCGAATGAGCAGATCAGGCAGTTAGCGGCTTACAACAAAGAGTTGGGGAATATGCAGACCAGACAGAAGGATCTGACTAAGGTTGCTAATACTGCAAAGGATTCATTAACCAGGATGCGGGCTGAGTTGATAAGGTTAAAAGCTGATTACGCAAATGGAAGTGCGGAACTAAGAACAAGTTTAATACCTCAGATCAGTAAATTAAACAACGAAGTAAGCAAAGCAGAACAGGCTATCGGTGTTCATTCGCGGGGTGTAGGCAATTATCGGGGTGCTATTCTTGACGCAGGGAAGCAGTTACTTGGATTTGGAGGGTACGTGGCTTTGGCTGCGACAGCACTCAATAAATTAAAAGAGGCGTTTCTTGATACCGAAACCGGCACAAAGGTAATAAAACAATGGACTGAGGGTATTAAAACATATTTTCAGAACATACTTAAAGGAAATATCCAAATGGCAGGGATTAATGCTGCCGCTGCAATGGAAGTCGCTAAAGAGATGGATAAAATCAGACAGGGCGACAGGGCTGATTTGGTTAATATTGCCAAACTTGAAACTGAATTACATGAATTAAGATTAAAGGGTGCTGATGTAACAAAATCAATTTCCGA